AATACCGGAATCCTTATGAAACATAGACAGAGTATACTAGTACCAATGAAGTATAAAAAAACAACAAACAGACATTACAAGAATATATATGTTGGATACGATAAAAAAGAATATGATATTCTATTGAGAAAAAGATGGAATGTATTCACCGACAAACCGGTTAAGAATATTAGCGAACTAAGTTATGCCTTACGCCGTATTGTCAACTCAGACCCAAGTAGAATAAAGGCCATGCGGGAGCTAACCAAGAAACATGATCGTATAATTATATTCTACAATTTCAATTATGAATTAGAGATACTAAGAAATCTCGCCGATGATTTAAACATAAAAAGGGCAGAGTGGAATGGACACAAACATGAACCTATACCGAAACTAGATAGATGGTTATATCTGGTTCAATATACCTCTGGAGCAGAGGGGTGGAATTGTATAGAAACAAACGCAACTGTTTTCTACTCTCAAACTTACTCATATAAAGTATTCTATCAAGCCAGCGGAAGAATCGATAGAAGAAACACACCCTATGAAGATTTATATTACTACACCTTAATCTCAAAAGCAGGTATAGATAGGGCAATTTCAAAAACATTGAACAACAAAGAAGACTTCAACGAGTCTGCATACTTTAAAAAAATTGACAAATAGGCCTCGCGTCAAAAACTTATGCTATAATAGAGAGGAATGGGATATCTACTTTTTAGTGGATATAAGTTAGAGAAATCTAACAACTATTCCTTATATTTTTTGTTTATGAAAGGAGAGAGCGGATATGAGAGAAAGTAAGTTTCAATCGGAACTGATAAAAGAATTACACCGAAGGTTCCCAGGTTGCATCGTACTAAAAAATGATGCTAACTACATACAGGGTTTTCCAGACTTAACAATACTGTATGGTAAACATTGGGCTGTATTAGAATGCAAACAATATATAGGAGCACGACATCAACCTAATCAAACATACTATGTGGACATGTTAAATCAAATGTCTTTCGCCCGCTTCATTTATCCAGGAAACAAGGAGGAGGTATTATATGAACTTCAACGAGCATTTTCATCTTCAAGGTAAACACGCCTTCTTAAGCCCTAGTAAGTATCACTGGATAAACTATGATGATGAGAAATTAGATATGACGTTTCTAAAATACTTAGCTGTAGAGAGAGGTGTAAGATTACATGCCCTAGCAGAAGAGTGTATCTCTCTAGGAATTAAACTACCCCGTTCTAAGAAGACTTTAAATATGTATGTCAATGATGCTATAGGTTTTAAAATGAAAACAGAACAAATCTTATATTATTCAGATAATGTGTTTGGGACCGTAGACGCCATAGCATTCAGGGGTAAGACTCTAAGGATACATGATCTTAAGACTGGTGTTACACCCACCTCTATGAAGCAATTAGAGGTGTATGCGGCACTATTCTGTCTAGAGTATTCTAAACATCCTAACGATATAAAAATAGAATTAAGAATTTACCAAAATGATGAGGTTTTAGTTTATGAACCCCACCCTGAAGATATTCTGTATATCATGAATAAAATAATACAATTTGATAAAAGGATAGATAAGTTGAAATCGGAGGGATAAAGAATGAGTGAGATAAAACATTATGGGATGCCCCGTCGCTCAGGAAGATATCCCTGGGGCTCTGGGGAAAATCCTTATCAGAGTGAGAAATGGTATGGAGCCTGGGTTCGGGAAATGAGGGCCGCAGGAATGACCAATGCCGAAATAGCTAAACTAGAAGGTATCTCTACAAAACAGTTAGCTGCGAGAGTGTCGATATCAAACGCAGAACAAAGGGCCGCTGAGAGAGCGGAGGCTATAAGGCTAAAAGATAAGGGATATTCTAATGTCGCCATAGGTAAGAAGATGGGTAAGAATGAGTCATCTATAAGAGCTTTACTTGACCCGGTTCTTGCTGAGAGGGCCGAGATAACTATGAATATTGCCAACCTATTAAAAGAGAATGTTGACAAAAAGAAATATTTAGATGTTGGTACCGGTACAGAAAATCACTTAGGTATAAGTAGAACCAGATTAGATACAGCTGTAGAGATATTGAAAGAACAAGGATATCAGGTCCATTTTGTAAAGGTTCCTCAACTAGGGGTTCCAGGAAACTTCACATCGGTTAAAGTGTTAGTTCCTCCCGGAACAGAATACAAGGAGACCTATGAAAACAGGGGCAAGATACAAAACATAGCTGGATATTCCGAAGATGGTGGACGATCATTCCTAGGACTTGAGCCCCCTAAAGTTATAGATTCTAAACGGATAAAGATAGTTTACAGTGAAGAGGGCGGTAAAGAGAAAGATGGAGTTATAGAACTAAGACGAGGTGTTGATGAGTTATCCCTAGGTCAATCTAGATATGCTCAAGTTCGTATAGCTGTTGATGGTGATAGATATATGAAAGGTATGGCTATTTACTCTGATAACATGCCAGATGGAATTGATATTCTTTATAACACAAACAAACCAAAGGGTACCCATCCAGATAAGGTATTTAAATCTATGGACCCAGATATGAATCATATCTCTGTAGATCGTATACGAAAGCAGGTTGAAAGAGAAGGGTTTACAGGTAAGAAAGCTAACGATGAGGTGTTGAAAAGGGCTAAATTAGGACTTATTGAAGGTACCGTTCCACCTGATCCCGATAACCCATTTGGATCTACCGTCCGTCAAAAACATTATATAGACAAGGATGGTAAAGAACAGTTGTCAGCCCTAAACATGGTTGGGTCGCCAAGTATACCAGGGTCAGGTGAAGAGGGTTCCTGGTCTGAATGGTCTAGAAATCTATCATCACAATTTCTATCTAAACAATCCCCAGCTCTAGCGAAGAGACAATTAAAGCTAGCTTATGATTTAAAGAAAGAAGAATTTGATGAGATAAATAAATTAACAAACCCTGTAGTGAAGAAGAAACTATTAATGGCATTAGCCGATGAGGCAGACTCGGCCGCAGTACATCTAAAAGCTGCCGCCCTTCCAAGACAAGGTAACTATGTTATATTACCTATACCCTCCTTAAAAGACAATGAGGTATATGCTCCTAAGTTTAGAAATGGGGAGGAAGTAGTATTAATAAGACACCCCCATGGTGGTAAGTTTGAGATACCCCAGCTAAAAGTAAACAACCGACATCCGGAAGCAAAGAAAATACTAGGTACAGCTGTAGATGCCATAGGAATCAACTCTAGGGTAGCTGAAAGGCTATCAGGGGCCGACTTCGATGGCGATACAGTGTTAGTTATACCTAACAGTCCGAAGATCGGTGTGAGGACCTCAGCCCCTCTAAAAGGATTAGAGAATTTTGACCCTCACGAGCAATACAAGGGTTATGAAGGCATGCAGGTCATGTCTAAAGGCAGTATAGGACGTCATATGGGTGACATATCGAATCTAATCACCGACATGTCTGTAAAAGGTGCCCCACCTAATGAGATTGTTAGAGCAGTTAGACATTCTATGGTGGTTATAGATGCACACAAACACAAGCTAAATTATAAACAATCCTATATTGATAATGGAATTGCCTCCTTGAAAAAGAAATACCAAGGTTCCCCCACTGCGGGTGCAGCAACCCTGATCTCAAGAGCATCATCGGATGAGAGAGTCCCACATAGGAGAGAAGGACAACTGGTTATGGACCCCGATACTGGAAAGACTAGGCGATTATACATCGACCCTTCAACAGGTAAGAAGTTATATGAGCCTACAGGTGAAACCTATGTTGATAAGAAGACGGGTAAGACAGTCCAGAGACTAACAAAATCAACTAAGATGGCGGAGGTAGAAGACGCTCGAGAGCTGTCTTCGGGCACCACTATGGAAAACCTATACGCAGATCACGCGAATAAGCTTAAAGCTTTAGGTAACCAAGCTCGAAAGGAGGCATTAAGAACCCCTAATCTAGAATACTCTCCATCAGCTAACAAGACCTATAAGAAAGAAGTGGCCACCCTAAATGCAAAGTTAAACAACGCTTTAAAGAATGCCCCTCGTGAGAGACAGGCCCAGATAATAGCTAACCATGTAGTCCGAATGAAGCTCCAGGATAACCCTGGTATGGATAAGGATGACATAAAGAAGGTTAAAAACCAGGCCCTTAGTGAGGCCCGTATAAGGACCGGGGCTAGTAAGGATAACATAGTGATAACCGATAAAGAATGGGCCGCAATCCAAGCCGGGGCTATAAGTACTAGTAAATTGACCAAGATACTAAACAATACCGACATAGATGTTGTTAAACAGTTAGCGACACCTAGAACTTCAACCTCTATAACTCCGGCTAAGAAGAGTCGTATTAAATCTATGTTAAACTTAGGATATACCCAAGCAGAAATAGCTGACGCAGTTGGGGTCTCAACGTCAACGATCACAGACATTCAGAAAGGAGGATAAACTATGGAACCGACGATGATAACAACACTTGACAATCCTTACAACCCGTTCACTCAATTTGATGAGTGGTATGCTTTTGATGAATCTAAAGGTTATCATACTTGTTCTTATCTAGCAAGAATTGCAAAAACTTCAAATGAATTAAGTGAAAGAGAAAACTTAATTGAACAAGAAAAAGCAATTGATGAAATAATATCTTTGAATTTACTTGGCATTTACAAAAAAGTTAAAGAATCAGATTTTAAATAGTTAACAAATAGAAAGGACAAATGTTTAAACTCTGATTAAGTTTTATTTGTATAAACAATCAAGTAACTAGTATGAGTAACAAAAAGAAATACTGACCTAAGGGGAGGGGTCATCAACCGACACCCCCCTATCAAAT